TAAAACGGAACACCGATACTTATAAGGTTTTGCTGCTAAAAAGAAGGTAATAATGGACTTTATTTTTGAGTATAAATAGAGTATGGCTTATTTACTAGAAAGAATCACTCAGCAGCTATCGGAAGAAGGTTTAGAACCAAGAACCAATGCAGCTAGAGAGTGGTTAAAAGCTAAGGTGAAGAATTTATCACCTCAGCGCACGGCGTTAATGAAAGACCGTGATAAGATAAAAAATAGGTCAATGTTGGGTTGTATGTATTTTTATTTTTATGACCCTAAGTTAAAGGATTCGTTGCCATATTACGATAGGTTCCCATTGGTTATACCAATTGAACGTTACCCAGACGGTTTTCTAGGCCTGAATTTGCATTATATCAGCCCAAAGCAACGGATTATCCTTTTAGACAAATTGAGTGTATTTTTAAATAATGATGACTACGATGAAACCACAAAGTTTCGTTTGAGGTATCACACACTTAAAAATGCCTCCAGAATTTTTGAAGGTACTCCTTGTATCAAGAGGTACCTCTACAAACACGTTGACAGTAGGTTCTTAGAGATACCTGCTGAAGAATGGGATATTGCTGCCTTAATTCCATATGAATATTTTATAGGCGCAACAAAAAATAAAGTTTACGCAGATTCTAGGAAAAAATTCTAATGTCTTTTTCACCACAATTATTTTTAACAAATATGAAAGCACACGATGGCCCAGCAAAGCCATCCAGATTTGAGGTAATTCTTCCTATTCCAAATTATATCAATTCGTTTGTTGGCAATTCAATACTTGAACAACTAATCAATTTACCAAATAATATTGTATCATCTGTTACTGATATCTTTTCAGCTCCTCAAGATCCAGCAACAAGAACAACTAATGCTTCTTTATCTCGTTACTTAGCTCTTCAATGTGAAACTGCTGAGTTGCCTGGTCGAACATTATTAACACAAGATGCTAAGGTGTATGGTCCCACATTTAAAGTTCCATATCAATCACAATACAATGATATTAATTTAGGATTCATTTGCACAAATGATTTCTATGAGAGAAAACTGTTTGACCGTTGGATAGAAGCAATTCACCCATCAGATACAAACAATATGAGATTTCCAAAAGGAAACTCAACTCGTTATATGTGCAATATCACAATTATTCAGTATGATGATTTTATCAAAAAGATTTACTCAGTAGAATTGGTTGATGCTTTTCCAATTGGTGTGGCTGCACAACCATTAAGTTGGTCAGAAGATAACTTCCATAGGTTATCGGTACAGTTTGCATATCAGAGATATAAAGTTATATACGAAGGTAGTTATGATTTGGCTGCAGCCGCTAGTGCTTTGTTTGGTGTTAAAGCTGCGCCTTTTTTTGATAGAGCAGGAAATTCTATTAACAATACAATAGGAAAAACGCTTGCGAAGATTTTTTAATTTATGAGGATTTAATATGTTACCTAAAATTGATGTGCCGATGTATGATTTGGTTCTGCCTCTTACCAAAAAGAAAGTTAGGTTTCGACCTTTTTTGGTAAAAGAAGAAAAGATTTTATTAATGGCCATGGAAGCAGAAGATGATAATTCTATTCTATTAGCAATAAAGCAAATAGTTAGCAATTGTTGTTTAGATGATGATATGGATGTCAATACTCTTCCAATTACTGACCTTGAATATTTGTTTTTAAATTTAAGAGCTAGGTCAGTAGGTGAGATGGTTGATTTGCAATATAAGTGCAACAATAAAATAAAAGATGATAAAGACGAAGAAAAAGACTGTGGAAATTTAGTAAAACTATCCATCAATCTTTTAGAAATAAAACCTGAAGCTTCTAAAATTGATAGTAAAATACAATTGAGTAAAAATATGGGTGTTTCTATGAAATATCCAACATTAAAGATGATTGAAGGAATTGAAGGAACAGAGGTTGAAAAATTAATGTTGATTCTTTCAAAGTGTGTTGAATATGTGTATGATGCTGAAAATATCTATTATAGTAAAGATATTCAACCAGAAGAATTAAAAGAGTTTATTGAAAATTTAACGGGAGAACAGTTTGCCAAAATACAACAATTCTTTGATAACATACCAAAAATATCAAAGAAAGTTAATTTTGGTTGTTCAAAATGTGGCTATCAGGAAGATATAGTCATAGAAGGAATTCAAAATTTTTTCGTATAAATTTTTGTTATGATAATTTGAAAAACTACTTTGAAACAAATTTTGCACTAATGCAACACCACAAATATAATTTGAACGACATAGAAAACATGATTCCTTGGGAAAAAACAATTTATGTTACCATGTTAATCAAATATATTGAAGAAGAAAACGAAAAGTTAAAACAAAAAAAGAGATAAAAAATGGCATTTTCAGATTTAGTAAGATATCAAAAAAATCAAGGAAAAGGAGTAATTGGTTCTTTGTCTGGTGCTGTTGGTCAAGCAACCTTACAAAAAATTGATCCAAGAAATTATCTGTTTAATCGCAGAGGAACATTGGCAACTCTTTTTCCTGGATTAAAAGGTTATCAAGCTAAAACTTCTTCAGATAAAATATCTAGTGGTGCAAGTGGTGGTTTTTCATCCGGTCAAGTTGAGGTGATAGGCAATAAACTTGACCAACTTTCTACTCAGATGTCTATAACATCAAAAAATTCTATGTCTTTGCCAATGATGGCAAGAGATATGAATGTAATGAGGCAGAACATTGTTAAAATGGTAAAAGCACAAGGAGTTAAACCTGCAACAAAAGCTGATATGTTTTTTATGAGAGCTAGTGACAGAGAAAAAGCTTATGAATCTCAATATGGTAGAAAGACAACTTCTCCAACTCCAATGGCAACACCAGGTAAAAAAGAAGATGGAAGTTTACTTGGTACATTGATTACAACTGTGGGTAATATTATATCCACAACACTCACGCAAGGATTAAAATCTATTTCAGACATTGTTGTTGGAGCTTTAAATTCTGTTGCTGAAATAATCTCAACTGCAATATTAGCTTTAGCTACGGCCATAACCGGAAAAAATATGTTGGGTGGAGGAATTCCAGATATTGGTGGTAAAGGTGGAAAAGGAACTCCGCCAAAAGGAAAATTAACAAGATTTGGTGGTGCTGCCGTTGGAGCACTTGCTTTTACTGGACTCTCAATTGGTGCTGGGTACGCTACAGACTATGCAATGGATAAAACTGGAGCTTCTGTTGATCCTGATGAATTGAAGGGATTAAAAGCAGTAGATGAAGAAAACTATAACAAAATGTCCATTGGAGAAAAAATTCAATCTGCTCCAGCTAGAGGTATTGAAAAAGTTGGTAGTTTTTTAGGATTTGATAGATTGTCTGAAAGAGCCTCAGCTGAAAGAATTAAATCAGAAAGTGAATATTTAAATAAAAAATCTCCAACTCCAGCTGGCCAAGGAGGTGTAAGTGAGGATCTTGTAAATTATGTAAAACAAAAAGAAGGTTTTACGCCAGTAGCTAAAAAAGATTATGCACAATATAGTATTGGATACGGAACAAAAGCAAACAGTCCTAATGAAGGTCCAATTACTCCAGAAGAAGCTGATAGAAGATTAAGAGAAGTCTTATCTAAAACACAAAAAAATGTGATTGACCATGCGGCTAAATATGGGTATAATTGGGACCAGAAAAAAATAGATGCTTTAACTTCTTTCACCTATAATCTTGGGCCAGGAGCTTTGAATCAACTCACAGCAAAAGGAACAAGAAAAGATGATGAGATTGGTAAAAAAATATTAGAGTATAATAAAGCTGGTGGACAATCTTTGCCTGGACTAGTAGCAAGAAGGTCTGAAGAATCTACAACATTTTCAAGTGGAGCTTCTCTTGTAGCATCATCACCAAATACAGGTAACAGAGTTTCTAGTATTTCAGCAGCATTATTAGCTGCAAACCAACCAAGTAGTGGCACTCAAGTGATTGATAATAAAACTATAAACAACAATACTCAAGCTGGTGGCGGTGGTGCAGGAACTCAAGTAACTGCCTATGACAGCGATATGGTAAAATACTTGTTACGACCAGTTAGTTAATAAAAAACCCCGCCGAAGCGGGGTTGACTTGCATGGGATTTTGTATTACTTTGTTTCAGCAAGTGATTTGAAGTAATCCAAATCTTCATCTTCAACACCAGACTTTAAGACAACTTCATCGTCTTTGAAAGGACTGATATCAGCAGATTCAGCTTTGGTTCTTATCGCTTCACCATCAAAGCCTAGAACTTTATCCAAACGAGCTTTTAATTGCTCATAAGGTTTGAACTGCGACTTCTGAGTAAACTCTTTAAGAGAAAACTCTTTCTTCCACAATTCTTCTAGTTTAGCATCATCACCTTCAAACAATGGAGATGAATCAGCAAACTCCGATTTATCATAATTACGATAACCTTCAACATTACGAATCTTCAATTTGAAGTTAGCACCTTCCCACATATCAAATGGGTTAACTGGTGTTTCATCAGCGAATTCAGGATTCATCGCCTCTGTAATCTTGTCAAAGATTTTCTTACCAAACTTAAACAGTTTGATTTGTCCTTCATTTTCAGGATTACTTGGGTCAGACACAACTAGAATGTTAGCAACATAAGACAACTTGCGTTTTTGTTTGCGAGCAATCTCTTTGTTAGCTTCAATTCCAGAATTCCATAATGTATTATTGTGTTCACAAACAGGACACTTATCATTCAAAGTGGTCAAGCAGTTATCAATAAACCAACCGCCAGGTCCCTGAAATCCATGACTGAATGTGCGAACCCACGGTAAGGCGTCATCACCGTCAACTGCTGGTGCTGGCAGAAAGCGAATAACCGCCATGCCGTTACCAGATTTATCTACTGATGGTTGCCAAAAGCGAGTATCGTCTTTTGAACCGGCTTCAGAACTGCCGGATTGAGTAGCTTCAATCGCCTTAGTAAGTTTATCCAACGAACTACGATTGCGCTTTAGATTTGCAAATGAACTCATATGTATTACCTCGTATTAAATGTATTAAAAAAATATGTGCAACTTATCCACATGATGCATAATATATCATTTATTTATATGCTTTGCAAGTAGAATATCTAGCAACATAATAGTATTGCCAACATCTTTGTGATGAATACCTATACCTCCTGCTTCATTAAAGGCTTGAATAACATCCAAGGTATCATCAATCAGGATGCTATTTGGTGTAGCATAATCTGCCTTTAATTTTCTTCCTGCTACAACATTGACCTTCCATTTCTCAGAAAGGTTCATTCTTTTAACCCACACTTTTTTTTGAATCTCCACTTCATCATGGTATTTGTTACCGCCAGATGAAGTAAGAATTTCAACATTCTCATGTGGAAAATTGGTTGAAACATATGTTATTAACTCTGAAGCACCTGGCCACCAGTCTAAAGTTTCAAAGTGTTTGCCTTCAATAAATTTAGTCCAGTTTTTACTGAACATTTTTCTATCTCGTGCTGAACCAGGCGATTCATTAAACAACTCAATGTACCGCTTTTCAAAATTGGCAATTACGCCATCCATATCTAAGTATAATTTCATAATATAATCTTCTTTAATAACAACTTGTATTTTACAGTATCAAAGGTAAGAAAAGAGGCATACTTGGTTAGTTTTCTTCGGTAATCTGGCCATCGTATTGTATCGGTAATCTTCCTATCCCACATCGGTAAGAATTGCAGGATTGCGTTTAGGACGATTAGTGTTTCTGGTGATATCTCTTTGCGTAAAGCCATCGTTAACAGTCTTGGATGGTCTCCATTCGTTGACAATAATTCATTAGGGTCTTTACAATCTTCAAAAATAACTTTACAATCATTCTCAAAGGTATACGATAGTGATTGAACTACCTTCTGCCGTAATAGGTAATTTACCTCAGCTTCAGGTTGTAATAGTGTGCCTGCCCATGCCTCACTATTCTCAAATAGGTTGGCAATTACAAAATTCTGAAATTGTTCTTTATTTGGATACTTACGGGACAGTTTATAGAAATGGTATTTGTCCCTACGATTTTCAAATGTAGTGGGACTGATATTACACTTACCATTATACTTGAAATAATCGTAATCGCTGGTGAAGTGTAATTTTAGAGTATGATATATTGAAAATGCTTCATAGCCTGTCATAGTGGCAATCTAGGGCTTTTATTCTTTAATAAATTGTTTTCCATTGCATCATTTTCAATTTTAGATTTGAGGTTGGCATTCACCAAAGTCGAGGCCACTTCAATTTCCAATCCTGTGCGCTTACAATGTTCCACAATCGCTTCAATGTAGTTGTAGTCTGTTTCAGCAACCAATTTATCAATTGCTATTGCAAACTTCATCATTTCGTCTTTAGTTGGCATTATCTATAATCAAACTCTTGGTCTGCTCTCTTGTCCTGAACCCATTCATGTTCTTCTTGTACCAAATCTAAACGACCA